AATAAATCGCTTCGTTCTGAACAAGATCGAATGAAGCATGATTTTAATACGCTTCCCTTAATCCACTCGTTTTCAGCAATGAATGCTTGAGTCACTGGATGGTTATAAACAACTTTGGCATAATCTTGCTGATTAAGCGGTTTCGGCTCTGGCTCTACCTTCTTCTCTAAGTCGTCGAGTTGCTTATTAGCATCGTTGTACGCTGGCATATCAGCTTCAGCAGCAGCGCTATCTCGTTTGTTTTTCAGCTCGGATACTTTAGAGTCAAGCATTTGCTGATTGAGTTTGTTGTTATTTTCTATTCGCGTATTAAAATCATGCTTCATTCGATCTTGTTCAGAACGAAGCGATTTATTAGATTCGATAATATCCTTGGTTTGGTTGAATCGCTTGAAGCTAGTCCAATCATCTGGGTCACCTTCCCATTCATCCCTAGGCTTCCAACCTAAACCTAATGCGCGTGTTTCAGCTTCGGACGGTTGAGGGCTTTCATCAATTACTTCATCCGGCTCATTCAGGTCGTTTGGATCATTGACAATATTATCATCAATGACTGCATCATCTACAACGTCATTTTTCACTATATCATTCATCTGTAATCACCATTAAAATGTCAGAGTCGTTAATCAATCGAAATTTCTGGTCTTCATCTTGAAGAGGTATTTTCCCATCGTAACGCTTAAATTCAACCATATCGCCTACTTTGCAACCCCATTTTTCCGCAGCTTCAGCGCTATCTCTGCATGGTTCACACCCTGCATAACCTAAAAACGCAGTAGGGCCAAAGGCTACTATTTTTCCTATACAATGTCCGTGTTCCTCCCGTTCGTGTTCTTTGGTTGATGTTAGTTGAAACCCATCTAAAGAACCCCCTTTTACTTCACGCTCTACTGCGTCCATCTCGATAAGGACTCTAAAGCCGCATGGTCTGTACATTTTCTGTCTCCTTTTACTCGTCTAAGAAATTATCTGGTCGCCACGATATGACGTCTTCGTAGGTGGATTTGATAGCTCGACGTCTGGTAGCAGTCAGAGCTACTTGATCAACGTTTGCCGCGTAATCATCTTCCCGTTCTAACTCTAACACCAACATCATGGCATATTGTGCTTCAAGGAGGAATCTTTTGGAGACTTTATGCTCTCTCCATGCCGCATGTTCGTCCTGAGATACTTCAATCCTTTTGATTTTTTCTTCAAGTTCCGCTAGCTGCTGTTCTAGTGTTTTCATTTTCACCCTTTTTAAGTTGGCCCAAAAGATTTACAAAAGCGCTCAGCTCTTGCGTGTAAACGTTTATCTGGTTCTTCTGGTCTTCAGTCTCAGCCTCTTCCAGTTTAAGTAATGCTTCAGCCTGTATTTTGATAATATTACTTCTAGTTTCAGCAATTTTAGATTGCGTTTCAGCGATTTTTCTTTGAATGTCAGCCTCTCGAACAGCAAGCTCTCTATCAAATAAGCCGTTCTGGAATTCCATTTGCTCGTTTTGAGTCTTCAGTTCTTGATTCTGAACTTCAATCTGCTCTGGTTGTGGTTCTGGGAATATCTGGTCAATATTTTCAACGCCCAACGCATCTAGGAAATTTTTAATAACGACTTGAGTTTGACCGCCAGCCTGTTCGATTTGAGGTAGGAAGTTCATTTGAACCTCTGCACTCTTAACGCGCTCGATACGAGTAGACATTTCTGGATTAGATACTGGAACTAAGTTTAATTGACTCGCATCAAAGTCTGTCTCGAAGTTGGCGTTAGGATCATCTAATACCTTTTGATAAAGCTCTGGATCAACAAATGATTGATTGAGAATAGCCATCTTCTTGAACTCTTCACTCATTGCCAAATAGATGCGACGAATAATAGAGGTGGTCGATTGAGTCTCTTTTTGTAATAAAGCCAATGTCGTGGTTGCTGGCGCGTTGTTGGCGAGAACCTTCGAGAAATCCGCGCTGTTCGCAGTCCGCTCGCCCTCTTGTTGCATTTTCTCGTTGAGCGCGAATAATGTCTGCGACGGTTCACCGTACGGAAGTGAAAAGAAAGCATTTTGAAAATCCCTCGCTGGTACATTTGTGCCTTTCCATTCTCCAGGTTTAAAGCGGTCTTCTCCGAGCTTTTTCCGAACACCCTTCGCAAGATAGCCCCCGGGTAGATTGGCAAGTGTGCCAGCATCTAATAGGTGGTTAGTGGTTGTATTGACAGCTTGAGTGACGCCAGCTAGTAAATGCGGGTATCCAATTCCCAAAAATTCACCAGTCGGGTCGGGCAAGAAGTCATATTTAGTAATTAAGTTGATTGGTTTAATGGCTACTACTTCTTCAGCGAATACATCCATTCCAGCCTCTTGGCCTTGCATAACTACCGCCAAGTTAAAAATCTCACCCTTCACCTTCACCTTAATATCTTTAGGTAGAAATCGACTAACTATTTTAACAATCGTCATCGAACTTTCATGCATTGTCACAACGTAAGGCTCTTTATATCCGTCACCATCCAAGTCAAACCAAGCGTGCTGCTCTAAAAATCTATCTTCATTTGCTTCTGGCTGGCTTTGAAGGTTCTCATCATCAACCATTACTTTAGGTTTTTCTTCCTCACTGTCTGCGACAATGAAATCGCTCTCTAACCATTGGCCTGAACGTTGCTTTTCGACCACTTGGTTTTCTGTAAACTGGAGTATTTGAGTAAACGACTTAGAATCCTCAATCGTTATATTTGATTGATTGACAACAAAATTAGGAAAGTAAATAACATCTGATACGTTTCGACCAAGATTATGGTCATAAAAGGTCTTTTTAAACATACAACCCGTAGATGGTAGGGTGTACAGTAATTTATCGTGTTCTACCCTCCATTCTGGCATCTCGACATTGACCTGGTAATTCATAAAAGAAGAAATTCGACCAGCTTGCTGCTCTTTTAACCCTTGAGGATCTTTGCCAATAACCATACCTTTTACAACGTCAGATTTTCTTAATAGCTCCTGACTGGAGGTATCGCCAAAAGTTAGAGTGGCATTCATAATCATAGGCGATTTAAAGTTGGCAGCCCCTTCCCAAGGGTCAGACCTTCCTTGGAAGTCCTGTTTCATTAAATCTCGACCCTCTTCCACAAGCGCAAGCCAGTCCGTCATTGAGTCTAAATCTTGGTCAAAATTTTCCTTTACTTCCTTCGCTATCTCGGCAAGTTTATCGTCCTCTAAAATTGAGGCGGCGTTATCTGATTCCATAATAGAAATCAATTTGTCGACAGAAGTGATAGGTCTTGAGGCTTCATCAACTTCGACTTCAGCTTCAGCTTCGATTTCAACTCCAACTAAATCTACCATTCTAAATCTCCAGGATGGGGTAGGTTAATTTCAAGGAAGCTCGCAGCGTGGGCCTCAACTTGTTTTAAATATTCTGTAAATTCTTTAACTTTTAAATCTGTGGTTGACTTTATTTCTAGCACTTTCTTACCAAAAATCACAACCTCTTCTTTTGGAAGAAATTCATCGCCATAAAAAGCGTGCAGTGCTTTAGTGCTATCGCCGGTTTCCTTGCCAATAATTCTAAGCCAAGACCAGTAGAGCGCGTTAGCCTCAAGAGAGCGAATTTTTTTATGGTCCTTAATAACAAGCTCAACTGGCTTATCTTCGTCCAATTCTAACGCATAAAGGTAATCAACAGCATTATTTAATACATCTTCATTACGTAATATAAATTTCAATAGCCACCCGCCCCGCCTGTACGTCCGTGAGAATGAAAGTCTGAATCATCGGATTCATGGTAATAACCGACCTCTTCAGAAAACGTCAAAGCGAGTGCATCGCCGATATCTGGGCTTTTAACACCTCGCCTACGCATATCTTCTTTTTTCTCTAAAACTCTCTGACCATTTGAATTAAAGTTATATTGAGGAGCGGTTAAATCCACAATAAATTCAGGATTATTAGGAATAGAGCATGGTTTCGTATAAACCCAATCCCTCATCTTACACCACATTTCAATTCGTTTGTTAAAGTAAGCGATATGATCTTCTGGTGACTCGGAGGAAGAAACCGGCTGAATTCGCTCTCCCCACTTCTCAGACAGTATGTCGTACACGCCAGCGCCTAATCCTATAACGTCGACAAAGACGGCATCAAACCAGTACTCTCGCATCCAGTGAGAAACCTGCCCAGCAATCTCTGTGGTAGAAACTTGCCTATCAGTTCTCGTCCAATGTACTACGCGGCCTTGACGGAAAACGAAAGCGGTCCGATCGTCACCATATCTAGCAGGGTCAACCCCTAAAACTTTGGGCCCAAATACTTCAAAATTGATTCTTGACTTCATCGCCGTCATGACCTTATTGCCGTCGATAAGATTATTTTTAACTGAAGCGTTGTAATCGATATCGACTTCTTGAGCAAGAATAATCGGGTCTAAAATTCGCTTTTGGTTCTCGTACCACGCCTGGGTTTTTCTAGGGTCGTCTTTCCAATGAAAGGTAAATACTTTAATTTGTCCACCATGACGCTTTCGGTAAAAAGGGTTTCCAGTTCCATTAGGTGTTGATACATCGATTTTAACGTCAGAGTTTTGGGAAAGTGCAGCCTCAATTTTGTCAGGTCGCTCATAGAAAGCGGACTCATCTTTGAAGTAGATAGAGCTTCGTCCTCCACGCCCAATATTATCGCCTGCTTCTCCCTTAATGATTGTCCCATTTGAGGGATTGATGATTTTAAGAAAGGTGGCATTTTTTCGCTCATTGTATCCGGTAGGTAAGAATTCATTCGGTAGGTTCCTTAGTATTATTCGCATTTTCTCAAAAATACAATCTGGATCGCCAATTTTATCCACGAGGTCTTCTTTTCTTGAGCCGAATGAAACTGTTTGACCTTCTTCAAACAACCATATACATACAGAGAACGCACAACATAACCAAGTAAGACCAGTATCTCGACTTTTCTCAACAAGTCCATCTTCTTTCCCCTTCCATCTAGCGTAGAGCCAGCCAATATACTCTCTTTGACGAGGATACAACATAAATGGAAGTTCTGAAGGGGTTTTGCGCGGGTCGTAAGTCACCATAAAATCACAGATGAAATCAGCGTAATTACCATCGCGATAATGTTTAATTCGCTTAACAAACTCGGCTGGATTCTCTCTGAGGTAAGCTAAATCTGCCATTCTCTCTTGTAGCAGTTTTTCTCTGTTCGGCACTAGATTTTAGTGTCCATAATTCTTCTGAGGTCAATAAATGCTTGCTCGATACTATAAGATGGGTTAGCTGGCATTGCTCTAAGTATAGAGTTTA